TTTTTGGCTTTCAGTCATAGTTTGAGCAAGCATAGATACAGCCATGTTGTTAAACGTCTGGCGATCTCTTTGTTTGCGTACTTCACCCATGAAGTACTCCTTACCCTTAATGTATGTTCGGTATCCATAGAAGTCGATAATAGGAATAAACTTACCCGCTATTTTCTTTGGCTTCTCAAGTATTGAATCACCGCACAACAAAGCTTTCTCAATGTAACGACACTTGACACGCTCTGTGCCTACTTGCTCATAGAATGAAACCTCGAATAGGTCATCGTCGTCCATCTCATCCTTAAAGAACTTAATTGTCTCGCCCGTTGGTGTCTCGAATACAAGCCGCGTGCGTTTCTTCTCGATTACTTCGTAGTATTCAGCAACATAAACGGTCTCTTTACCATACCAATCCATATCCCAGATAGTGAAGTCTGATTGTGTACCATTGGGCCACGGTGCTTTGCCAGGGTAAAGCTCATCAAATTTATGACGGGTGTATTCATGCAGTACCCATGTTTGAGTAGAATCTGATTTATCAAACTTCTTAGCATCAGCATCACGCACAACAACAGAAGCCGCTGATAATATAGGCTCGAATGATACGAATTGCTTATTCTGATCAGGATCTAATTCATTCTCATACTTTGTAACAAGTCGCATAGCACCATAGCCACCTGTAAACGCTTCAGATACTGCGTTATCGCCAGCCTCTTGTCCGTCAGACTTGCGCGAATCATTGCGGAATCTATCTTGAAGAATATCGGATAACTCTTGCTCTGCATCTTCATCATTAGGGAGAAACTTAACGCTGATAGGGTTTGCATTGTATTCACCGATGAGCCTGTTCAATTCTCGCGTGAACTTATCAAAGGTAAGCTGAATCTTTTCACCCCACCTATCGCCACACTGACCAGCCCACTGAGCCCCATCAACGCTAGCAAAGATCTGGTCATTTATAGCCTTCTCCATCTGCTCTTCTCTAGCGTTATATCCCCGCTGAAAATCAGATAGAATGTCTTCGATATCTTTCATCAGTAATACCTTGTCTTTACTATTGCGGGTTCAACTTTCTTATTAATTCGCACTGGCTCTGTGAATGTAAGCGCTCCGGCATCACCGAAATCAGGAGAGAATTTATATTTCTCCTTAATTTTTTCCTTTCGCCATAAAACTTTTCTATCGTTTGAATCTCTATCATAGGGACTTGCACAAAAGTCTGCTTGTATCTCGTCGCTATCTGGAATATCAACAGGTAATGATTCATCAGTCAACCATGACGACATCTCCCCCCACATCTCATTCCGCTTATTTACATATTTTAACGGATTTAATGGAGTCGAGCCAAAGTGAACGCTTTTTACAACATCTGAATACCCAAGCTCATGCAATCTATCAACGATATCAGCGCCACTACCAAAATCTATAAACATTTTATCAGGCTTTTTGCCTGCTACTTCACACTCTGTATCAAGTATAGCTTTACATATAGCAACGTTTTTACCCAATGAATCACACTGGTTTCCAATGTATGCCGTTTGGCCGTACATCTTGCGCCCCTGCCTTCTCATTATTGCAAATCTATCACCACCCCTTGATGGGTCAACGCCAACAACTAAAGGGCCGCTACCTTTTTCTTCAAGCTTTCTAGCTCTTAAACAATGATCATCATTAATAAGTGTTTCGCCGCCGTTTGTGACCTGAAATGCTTCGGCTGCATTCATCGGGTATTCTTGCTTAAATGCTTTTGTTCCATCCTGCCCGTCAACAGTAAGCTCAAGAATCTTCAACCTTCTCCACTGAAGCTGGCCATCGCTTAGGCCGTATACATCTTTTAACTTTGCCTCTTCATCAGTAACACTAAAATCATCAGCAACCTCTCTGAAGTATTTTGGCGTTACATACCACGGAACAAATATGAATATAAAGTCAGATAAGCCCTTTTCAGCCAGCTTGCATTGCTGGTGAAAGTAATTGTTTAGGCCGTTTGCTGTTGATTCAAGTATGACCTCTGTTCCTGGTGCGCTTGGTACAGCCTGAAGTACACCCTTAGTCAACTGGCCTGCATTTTTCCAGAACGCCACCTCTGAACCATGAAAGCATTGAAGAGTTTGACCGCGCCCCACTTCAGCATTACCAGCTGTACCGATCTTATAGCCAGAATCAAGCAAAGAGAATTTCAACTCCCTTGCGTTTGACTTCTCTATGATGGGCTTAACAAATTCAGGCAGGTTGTCATAATAACGCTTAGTCATTTCAAACAGTGCGTTTGTTGACTCTCCGTCATGCGTCAATATGAAGGCTTTAACGCCTTTGTTGTGAGTAGTCTTCCATATAAAGCGCCCCTCAGTGTACGTTGATGCACCTTGCTGCCTCCCTTTTAAGATTATTGCTCTTATTCTGCCAGTCTTCCTATACTGCTCCTCAAGCGCATCATGAATTATTCTTTGAGCTGAGTTAAAAGAGAAGGGCTGTATACCATCAGCCTCTGTCCTTATTTTTAAACAGTTCCTAGCGTAGAAGTCGAAATCATCTTTCAGCCTTAGCCGCTTATCTTGTGCTGTCATTCTAAAGTATCAAGCCATTGCTCATGAGTGATAGTCGCCTCAACTTTTGATTTTTCGAGGAACGCTTGCACATCAACATGCTTGCCAATTATTTCAAGAGACTTTGCCGCACCTGCGTGCTCGAACTTATATTCTCCAATCTCGTTGCCCTCTTTATCAAGAACAGGCTCCTCCTGCATACATCTTTCATGCAGCTTTACAGCTTGAGTTAGGACGTATTCTGCATTGATATTAAGCGATTTGCTTCTATCTGCCTTTAACTTTGTTATTTTTTCCTGTACGTCAACATGTGTCAACAGACGTTGACCCTGACTTCTTGCTGTTTTTTTACTGTACCCAGACCTTTCTGCTGCTTGAGTTGCGTTGAGATCTACAATGTATTCGCGGCAAAACATTATCTGCTTTTCGTTTAGCTTACCCGCCATCATTACCCCCTAAGTCAACTAAATGCGCCCAAGATTCACTATCTTTAACTTCTTCAACTCTTACCTTGTTACCTTTAACCTCAAGCACTTTAAAAAATAAGTTTCTTCCGTCAGCCTTAACGCCAAACTGATCACCGTTTTTTTCCAAGTCATACGGTTCTCTTAACTCTAACCATCGATCTTTCATGCCTACCCTTTAAATTCTTTTAACTTAACAATAACAAAAAACTATCAACATGTTAAATTCTGATAGCTTTTGCCTATATGATGCACTCTTTTAGCCATGACTATCTATAAACCGGACACAATCTGACAGGCTTCAATGGGCATAGGCCAATACCCGTCTTAACTGGTATCCATTGACCCTGGCTGCATACCCAATAGCATTTGCTTGCATTGGCATTAAGTGGAGCAATTACTAATAAAATTAAAATTAGTTTTTTCATTTTTCATTGTCCTTGTTTGATATCATTACTTACAAACCCCCTCATACTTCCCACTATCAGGCGTAAACCATACAACTCCGCCAGATTTACCGTTATCTACAGCAATTCTTCCGCAGCTATTACACTCACATACTGAATTACAGCCTTCTATGTGCACAGCGTTTGAATCTTCAGCAGCTCTATCACTCATAAGCCAGCCAACATAATCACAAGGACTTGATACATCGCTTATTGTATTACCGCATTTGCAATTTAATTTACCCATTAAATCCGCCTGTCTGGTTCCATGGCGAATGGGCCTTCTGTAACTGGATAAGAATCCTGTCAGTTTCTTGGCACGAATTAACTACCCCTTTAGCAGTCTTTGAAATACTAACAATTTCTTTAACAGAAAAATTAGGCTTTACGATGAATTTATTCATGCAACAACCCTCAGATATGGAAACCATTTGCGCCAGTCTCTCAGTGCAAGTTTATGTATATTATTTTCAGCCTCTAGCATTTGAATTCTGCTTGGACTCCTATCCATAATGCAAACACCACTGCAAACCTGATCACTTGTAAATACAAGAGATTCACCATTAAAAAACTCAGCAATAAACATCATACGTCTATATGAGTATGATATATTCTGAATAAGCAACGGAACACCCGATGAATCACATAATAAACTCATGAATCACCCGCAAAATCATTAATGTCAGATATAACCACGTTAGGATCTATCTCATATTCATGATAAAAATCCACAGAGCCATCGTTAAGATTTGAGATTCTACAATGAGTGTATTCAGGATAATCAACATCGATGGCATTCAATATGCAGCCTCTGAATTTTGAGGACATAACCGGCTTTACATCTACAATACTTCCTTTTTTGAATTTGCTCATACCCTACCCTTAATTTATAAATCTTTGCCGGTTTTAATGTCTACGCTGTTGGAGTCACAATAATCAGGCCAACATTCAGGACAGTAATCTTCGTCATAATCAAAGACAGTTCCCCAACCATCATAATCAATAGCTTTTTCATCCTTCCCTATTTCGAGTTCTTTATGACACTCATCGCAAATAGCAGTAACTTTTATACTCATACCATACCTTTATTTAACTTAATTTCCCTTCAGATCACGTATAACCTGAACTAATTTTCCATCTACAACGAAAACAGGCTTTTTTGCATTCAACCATTGATGTATTTGATTTCGCTTAACATCAATAGCTCTGGCAAACTGGCTGTTATTTCCATCATGTTTACTTGATATGTGATCTGAAAGGCTTTTCATACATTTAGATCTATCTTGTTTTGCCATGTATATTCCCAGTAAATTAACGTATGTACGTATATTAAACTATATACGCAATACGTCAATATAAATATAAGCAATAATTCAATTAATCACTCAACTCATCGTAATTCATCAACCTACCCTCTCACATGTAAATTTTTTCTTGCCGCATCTGCACTACTTAGATTGTGCGATGTTATATATTCTGCATCTGCACCTGTTCTTGACATATAAACCTTTTCGTCACAAAACGGACATCGCTTTGAATGAGTATCTAGCACTGCAACATGCCCACATTGCGTATTTACTCGACCACTTGACCCGAACCACCATTCGCACTCGTTAATAGCCATAACTATTTCCTTTTTTGCCTTTGGTTTCTTCGATTACGGGCCACTCACCTCTTAAGTCCGTAAATTTGTTACGTGATAAATCACAACTAAGCTTTACATTTGAGCACTCGCCTGACCTGTTTTTGCCAATTATCAATTCAGCGAATCTTTCATAAGGGTTGTAATCGTCGCCTTGTGATGTATTCATTCTGTGAACGAATGCTATTATGTCTGCATCTTGCTCTAATGAACCTGAACTTCTTAGATCTGAGTTAATAGGTCTATTACCATGGCGCTCCATTACCTTTCTGCTCAACTGTGATAACGCTATGATTGGGCAATCCATTTCTTTAGCTAATCGCTTAATTGATTTTGATATTTTCGTGATGTCTGCCGTCTCGCCCTGACTGTTGTTAACTTCCATCAGCTGAATGTAATCAATAACTATCAGTGTTAAATGGCCATATTGACGCTTAACCCGTAAAGCCTTAGCCCTTACCTGCTCTGGTGTTAATCCTGGCCTGTCATCAATGGTCATCGGTATGCCTTTGAGCTTGTTCATGCCATCCTTGAACGCATCGAAACCACCTGTCCAAGATTGATCAAGCAATTTTGGTGACTTAATAGCATCCATCGCTACGCCGCCCGTATAAGCGATCTGACGACCAATAACTTCTTGTGAGGACATTTCCATATTAAACACTAGAACGTGGCCAGAACGCGCTCCTGTTTCGTCTGAGGGTATATTTAGAGCAATATTTGTTGCTATGTTCATTGATAGGGTTGATTTACCGCTTCCAGGTATGCCAGCCATGATAATCATATTTTGATCATGTAACCCTGCCGTAACCTTGTTGATATCAGTAAAGCCGGTATCCAATCCTGTAACAGTGGTTCCCATTTCATACTTTTTCTCGATATCAATACCGAGCATTTTCATTTGCTCTTGATATGTTTGATCAGCATCAACCTCAGAATCAAAATCTATTTCACTGAATATACCCATAGCATTGTTAACACGTTGCTCGCTAGTACCATCAGGCGCTGCAATTGCTTTTCTCATGAGCTGGGCAGTTTTTAATACTTCACGCTCTTTCGATTTGTCTTTAACGATCTTTGCGTATGAGACTACGTTGGTGTGACCCGGGCATTCACTAGCCAGCTCTACAAGGTAAGGCAATCCACCTACAGCATCTAGTAAGCTATTGTCGTTAAGCACATCGCTAACAGTTACAACATCAATAGGTTTCTTAGCGTCATCAAGAAAACACATGGCCTCGAATATTTCACGATGATTGGGCGAATAGAAATCTTCTGTACAAATAACCTCTCTCACATCTGGGAATTTATAAGCATCAAGGAACATTCCACCAAGTACACCTTGCTCACCCTGCTCCGACCATGGTGAATACGTTTCATCAAATTCATAGCTCATCGTAATTACCCTCAAGCACTTTAGTGAAGTTGACAGGGTTGATTAGCCAGTCAAAGTCAGCTTTAAATCTTCTATGTCCGTTTGTTGGCTGAACCCTTCCATCTAAGAATGGTTTATTAGGAATGTCAGAAAAGTAATTCTCATAAAATTCTATTGTTTGATGCCTTGGGTCATCATTCCAAAACTTTTTGATATTCTTCTTTCTATTGTCGTTGAGTTTTAACACTTGTTGATAGGTTGGTAGCTTCTCGTTGTACGTGTCTGCAATCTTTTGATACGGGACTGGATCAGCCTTTGTTTTTTTCTTATCTGTATTACTTATTTCATTCTTTTCTTTCTTACATTCTTTGTTTGTCGTTACTCTTCCGTTACTCTTCCGTTGCTCTTCCGTTACCCTTCCGTTACCTTCATCAACGTTTATGTCGTAAACACTTGAATCTATTAAGAAAGCTACCGTTCCTTTGTCCGTTACCCTCCGTCCCTTTTTGAACTCAACTAAGTTCCATTTCTGGAGCTGTTTTTTAGCAGTTCTGTACTGTTGTTCGGTCAATCCAACAGACCTAAAACTCACAAAACACTCGCCAACTTCAAGCATATTTAGATTGCATTTAGTCCTTCTTGAGCGCCTAGCAATGACGTTTAATAAATGATTAGCATTAGGATACTTATCAAGAAATAAGGCCTGATCACTTCTTATAGCCTTAACAAATGAGGTCATGTGACCCCCCATTCTTTGGCTTTCTCTTTTTACTCATGTATAATCACCTTGTTCCTGAGTGTTTGTTTGTAACCCGTAGATTTAGACGTCGCGGGTTTTTTTATGCCTGTTTTTTAAGTCTTCTTTCTCTAGCCTCTTCTGCCTTCTTAATCTTCATCAAGTGATCATTGATAATAG